ATGGTCGATCGTGTGTTGCTCAAAAGGTGACATATGGGAAAACTATTTCCGGGTTCAACGTGGGCCGCGGCTCAGCTGAGCCGGAAGGGCAAGTACGGGTTGCCTGCTTACGGAGAAGATGTGACGTTCGTGCTTTCCGTTGACGGTGTACCAATATGGACCAGTCCGACTGTGCCTCTTAATAGGGCGCAAGAGTACTTATCCGTTAAGTTACACCGTCCGCGAGAGGGCACTTATCGTTGCATTGCCTCCTTCCGCAGTAACGACTTCTTTACTCGCCATCGACGTACTTACCGGTTGCCTGTTTTTGTTACCATCCTTCCTTCTGGGTGGCGACAGTTCAGGTTTTACAGTAAGGACCGTCCGTTCTCCTTCTATCTCACCCAGTGGGGTAGAAGCCTGTCTTCGTTTTTCAAAAGAAAAACGAAGTCGTCAGACCTGACTGCTTTCGCAGCTTCAATGAAGAGTTCAAACTTACCTGGGACAAAGTCCTTTAACCAACCATTCATGAGAATAATTGTGGACGAGTGCTTTCCACCTACTTCGGTGGTTCCGCAGTCGTACCTCAGTTACTATCGTTCGTGGACTGGTGTCCGGACTCCTAACTTCGGTAAGTTGAATGGCAGAAGATTGCCGATTAATCCTCATACTGTGGATCTGCGAAGAATCGCAGATAACCTCGGTACCAAATGTTTCTTTCAGCCGAAGCCGGGTACTTGTGGCATCGACCGATGGTACGTTGAAGAGAATAAATCGTCATCATTGTTTACAGGAATGACTCCTGCTAATCCGGTGCATGATGCATCGAATGTGAACAAGGCCTTGAGTCGGTTGGCTAAACGAGCTGATAACGACCTCTCTGCAAATAATGCGCAGAACGTCGCCCAGTTCGGACAGTTTATCCGGTTGGCGGGCAATAACATTGCCCGTATAACGAATGCAATGCGTAACCTGAAAAGAGGAAACTTTTCTAAGGCCGCAGACGCGTTATTTCAAGGTAAGCAACCGAAGTATCGCCCTGGAGGTGGCCTATCCAAAACTAAGACTCTGGCCCAAAATTGGCTCGAGTTGCAGTATGGGTGGAAACCACTTCTGAGTGATATCGACGGTACGCTCAAAGCCATCGCAAAGTTCAACTATGCAGGCTATGTTGTTCAGCAGGTCAGGTCGTCTGCGACATCGAGTGTGTCAACCGCTAGCCCAGTGCTTAACGTGCACCAACGCAATGTCGGAACAAGGTACATTCGTACCATTAGTACGACAAAGTATGGGTTGCGTTACGTACTAGACGATAGGCTGACCGCTCTACTGGCACAGACGGGTTTTCTAAATGCTCCCGCTTTAGCGTGGGAGTTGCTTCCATTCTCCTTCGTGGTGGACTGGTTTCTGCCAATAGGCCCATACCTTGAAGCGCTTCAAGCGTGGAAAGGTTACAAGTTTATTGACGGGTTCCGTGTTCAATTTACGAAACAGGAGACTTTCTCGTCCGCATA